GGGCGTTGTCGTACTCAGGGACCACACCGAACACGCCGCGCTCTTTGTTCACTTCGTTCTGCGGCAGCTTGGAGGGATCGAAGTCGAGCCGATGGCTGTAGCCGGAGTTGTCATCCGTCGCGATGTATTTCGCGTTCGGGTCGTACTTCTGCATCATGGCGAGTAGGTCCGCGTCCTCGCCCTGCACCAGATTGTTGTTGTGGTTGAGGCGGGCTAGATCGCCGAGCGATGGCATTAGCCGCCCCGGAACATCCGCATGAGCGTCTGCATCAACTGGTCGTTGCCCATCGGTTGTGCAGGCATGCGTTGCGCGGGCATGCGCTCAAACCCACCGGGGCCACCGGGTTGCATCATGCGCGGCGGCATCGGGGACGCGCCGGGATACAGCGGGTCAACGCCACCCGTTTGCGGAGGTTGGCCCACAAGACCGGCGTTGCCAGTGTTGCCCATCAACCCGAGGCTCTGCCCCATCTGGTAATTGGGCTTCATCGGCGATGCGTCCATACCCATGTCGTTGAGCAAAGACGCGCCGCCAGTGTTGCCGAAGCGCGGCCCCATTGACTGACGTTGCCCCATCATCCGCTGGCCCATGCGCTCATCGAAGCCGCCAGGACCGCCCGGCTGTACACGCCCCATTGCGAGATCTGCGAGATTCATGTTCGTACCTTTCGTTTACCAGCTCGCAATGATCACGAGACCATCGCCCCCACGGCCACCTTTGCCGCCCGTTGTTCCGCCACCGCCGCCGCCACCGCCGCCACCGATACCGCCATTACCGCCGTTGCCACCGACACCGGAATTGCTAGAGCCGCCGCCACCGCCGCCCCATCCAATAAGCGGGGCCATGCTGAAGAAGCCATCGCCGCCATTGCTACCCGGAGTGCCTCCCACGCCACCGGGCACCGTGGCCCATGCGTTGGGATAGTTGCCGGGCGTGGCTTGGTTGACGGAAGCGCCATCGGCCACCGTGCCGCCCGCAGGGACACCCGCTCCACCACCGCCACCACGGAACGGCCATGCAGACGCCACCGCAGGGGAGCTACCGTTGCCTGTAGCGTTTCCGTTGCCCCCGTTGCTGCCAGCGGTCGAGGTGAACAAGCCCGATGCCAGGAACGCCGTAGCCGTCACAGCGACCGCTGCGGAACCGGCATTACCACCGCCCGCGCCTGTTCCGTTCTGTCCGCCGCCTGCGCCGGATATATCGATCAACACACTGTTAGAGCTTGCTTGCGTGGTCGGCCAGTACAGCCGCAGCGCCGCCGATGTTTGCGCGCCGCCACCGTTCAATCCGAAGGGGATCTTCATGGCGATGTAGTCCGGCACCATGATCGCGGGCCATATGCCACGGATATAGGTGCCGCTCGCCCCGCCGCCGCCACCGCCCTTTTGCGTGCCCGCTGCGCCGCTGAATCCGTTACCGCCCGGACCGCCTGGCCCTACCGCGAAGATCCACACGAAAGAACAACCGCGCGGCTTGGTCCACACTGCATGCGGGATATCAGTCGTCGCCTGCGTGCCCGCGTTGAACACCTGAACATCGGCCGAGGATGTCGGCGGTAGATTCCAAGGGTCAAGCATTAATACTTCCCGCCAATCGCCGTGACGTAATAGCCCGCAGCTACCGTGGTCGCAATCGTTACATTGACCTTGTAGCCCGCTGGCAATGCAAAGTTAAGCGGGTACTCGAATGCTTGCGTACTTGCTGTATTCGATGCCGTCGTCGCGTACAGCGTCATTTCCCCAATCAGGCTGTTGTTGGCCGCCGTTGCATTGGTGGAGCCGTTGTTCAGGAACACGCGCAGAACCGTTTGGATGTTCGTTCCGGCCGCGCGCATGATCAGCCGGTTGACGTACCCGCCGTCCGCCCCCGCCGTGAACACCGTCAACACCGCGCCCGTACCGTCGTACGCTGCGTTTGCTGCCGCCAGTAGCGAGCCGCCCCACTGCGTATCGCCAGAAATCGAAAAGATCGGTGCTGTATTGGCCGCCATGTCAACCTATCGGCCAGTTGATCCGGCCCGCAATGTATTTGCCCCAATCGAACGCGCCGCCGCCACCGGATGCGTTGATCGTGAACGCACCGCCGGCCCCGCCATCAACGAAGGAAATGTTCGTGCCCGCCGTCAGCACGCGCTCATTCGGCAGCGTGCCGTCTAGCGAAACCACGATGTAAGTTGCATTGAGCGGCGCGTACGCAGTCGGCGCTTGCCACGACACACCCTCCGTATCGCCACTGTCCGCCGTTAGGACCGTGCCATCCGCACCCACCGGAACGCGCGCGTTAGTGGTGTTCCAACCCCACAGATCGCCTTTAGTGGTCAGCGGAGACGTAACCCCGCCAGTCGCGTTGAGCGTCACCGGCATACCGGGGCCGCCGTCAACGATAGACATGTTGGTTCCGGCCGTCAGTACCCGCTCATTTGTGAGCGTGGCATTGGGCGACATCACCACGTAGGTCGCGTCAGTCGGCGCTCCACCGCCACCGGCCTGATTCTCGATCCACGTCATCAGGTCATTCATCCAACGGATGAGCGCCCGGCTACCCCATCTGCTCTGCTCTACAAATTCCCCCTGCGGTACAGGAGGCTTGCTAACCGACATTGAGCGCCGCGTTGATGAACACGACTTTCACCGGATCAGACACGCGGAAGCGGAACACGAAGTCACGCGCATTCCCAAGCCGATTCCACGTCAACTGCCGCTTGTACTGGCCCATCAACCCCATCTGCTGCCACATCTCGTTACCCCACGTATGCCCGCCATCGCGGGATACCTGGGCCATCATCTGCGGGTTACCGCCCTGCCCATCGTTCAACCCGACCCCGGTTTCAATGTCCAGGATCAGCTCCCACACCGTCATCCGGTCCAGGTTGTGGAACGAGTGCGACGTATCTACCTGCCGCGCAATGTAGGTCGTGCCGTCTAGCAGATACTCGTCATCCGCCGTGTACACGCTCGCATTACGGTAGTCCGCGATCAGGTAACTCCCGCCACCCACCGCCAGCCCGAGGTTGCCGGCGTACCGACCGTCGTCCGTCTGCCACTCGTCCCATTCACCCGTTGTCAGGTTGTAGGCCCATGTCTTTTCGGACAGGTTGAGGACATAGAACGAATGCCCCGCAATGGTCATCGTGAAGGCCGTGGCCCCCGTCGCGTCCGGGTCGTTGTTGATGTCGTAATCAAGGTCCGGCGTTGAGACGATCTGCGCTTGGTAGCCGCGCAGAATCACCGTCTGCAACTCGCCCAAGGCATTGCGGCCGAGGAAGATCAGGCCATCGTTGTACTTGGCTACCGAGTTCTTGGCCCCTAGCCCCCACTGGATGCCGGAGCCGCCGATACGGGAGAACACGGACGTATCACTCGTGGGCGACCAGAACTCCGTTGACGCCACGCCCAACAACACCAACTCCCCCCGGCACTCCCACACCGCCACCAGCGGATCGGGTGAGCTTTCCGCCGTGGCGAAGTCCAGCGATCCCCAAGTCGTCCCATCGTTCAGTGCCGACCAGTAGAACCGGCCAGGATTCGACGGGTCATTGACCACAAACCGGCTGGCAATGAACGTGACCGAATCCGCACCCAACGGGAACGCGGCCGATGCGCCCGACCCTAGGAGCGTCGTGTTGAACGTGTTGCCGGCCAGGTACTCGACGTGGAAGCCGTTGTACCCGTCCACCATCAGGATGCCGAAGCCGTTGTCGGCCATGCTCACCGGGTCATCACCCTGCACCGGAGTCGGCGGGGAGAACGTGAGCGGCGTACTCACCCCCGCCAACGTCACCACGCGCAACTGGTCGCCCTGCGCGTAGAACAGGTATTGCCCGTAGCTGTAGCCGGTACTCTGGATCATCCCCCGCAACGGACCCGAGCCGTACGGAGGGGCGAAACTATCCGACGCCAGCGCATACGGACGCAGGCCCGGCCGGTTGTACAACACGTAGGGCGACTTGTCGGCAGGCGAATAAGACTCCGCGTACAGATTCAGCCGACGTTGCGCCGAGACGTTGCTTGATTTCCCCTTGATGCCTACGCCCCACAGGGGAACGATCGGCATTGCTAAACCAGCGCCTTGCGAACCTGTACCGGTTCTTGCGTGGCCGAGCGCCCGGACAAGTCGCCCTCGCGACATAGGAGGTACTTCTTGCCCTCAATCTCCAAGGGCTCCCCGCCGCTCTGGTACTTGCCGAAAATCACGTAGTCACCGACCTTGGTACGGGTCGGCACGAACACTGCCGATGAGTTATGCCCTGATGCGTTCATGGCCGTGTAGAACCATCGTCCCGGTCCTACCGCGACTACCCTACCGGCAGGCATGTACTGCGCCCCACCGGTCAGCAGAATGCCGCCCGCAGTCTTGGTTTCCTCGTCCTGCGCGATCCACACCACATCCTCGAACGGATCAATCGGAAACCACTCGTAACGGCTGCCTGAACTCTCACTCATCCCCCGTACCCCTTGTAGATAAACGGTTGTGTCGGGTCCCACACCCAACCAAGAATCGTGTTGGTCTGTAGTGGGACATAGTTGATGCGGCGCAGACGTGAGCGCGAGTTACGCGCATCGTTGCGCATGTCCGGCGTGACCGGACGCCCGAAGTAACCAGAGATAGCCACCGCGAGGTTGTTAACGATGGCCTCGGCATAGCCCGGAGGCATCTCCAGGACCGTCGCCAACTCGAAGTCGCTGGTCAGCGGATGCCACAGCATCACAAAGATTTCGTAGACGCTGTCCGGCTTCGGGTAGAAGTGGAACGTGGCGTTCGGGAACCCGTACTCAATCCAGCAGTTGACCGGGATCGACAGCACGTCCTTGTAGACGATCTCGTTCCACGACTGGTTGTCGATGATCGAAATCGGGTAGTTCACTTGCGACTGCACCGCACGCATGGCGTCAACTCGGATCGGACGCCCCTCGGCCAGCAAGGTAGACGAGTAGTCCGCCTGTCCCGCTACCGTGCTGAACGTTTCCTCCGAGATGCAGTAGATCATCCCCCGCTCGGTGTTCCACGAGTCCATCATGCGGTTGAGACGCCGCAGAATGGTCTGGATGTCACCGTCCGACAGGTTCTGATCCTGACCTAGCGCACCGCACGCGTACGCCGCGTCAATGCACAGGTCGCGCGCAGTCGTCACGCCGCAACCTTAGGCGGGCGGCCACGACGCGGGGCTTCTTCCTCAGCGTCAACCTTGCGCTCGGCCATTTCCTTGGCCAGTTGGATCTGATCCCAACTCGGGGCCGTGAGAAGCCCGACCTCGGCCGGATTCTCTTTCCACTCACCCTTGGCATTCAGTTGCGCATGCTCTGCGGCATCCTGAACGATCATGACCTTTACGGACTCACCACGCAGCGCGTACACCGCTTTCGGGTAGTCCTGATGCTTGTACTTGGGGAACTCCGGCAGGTTGCCGTCAGCATCCTTGGCATCGAAGAACACGCGCGCTGGCTTGCGCCACTTCTTCGTTACGCTGGTCTCTTGCTGCGGCAGGCTCGAAATATCCAGTTCCAAAGGCATTGCAACTCCCAATGAAAAGCGGGGGACCGAAGCCCCCCGCGATCTACTACACGCCTGCGATTTGGTTCGTCGCAAGCTCCGGGTACACCGACGCCCAGCCGTACAGCGTGTCGAGTCGCGTTCCAACGGTATCCGTCGAAATCGCGGCCTGACGCACCACACGCACCGAGAAGCCGTTTTGCGTCTTGCTCGAACCCCACGCACCGAACGGCGACAT